CAGTAAAAACATGAATTACAATCAGATGATTAGATCGTCTAAAATAAATACATTAAGTATTGATGAATTAAGTACATTATATGAGAAGACAATCAATGCTTTAAAGCAAGCTGAAATTGATGAACCAAAGCCGAGAACAAAAGAATTGAAAGAATTACCTGGGATGCCACTAAATATTATCTTTGAGTCATATGAAAGGAAAAATCATATCAATAACTTACCATTCATCATACCAGCTAAGTTGGATTTGCCTTTACACAAAATTACAAGAGAGGTTATGGAAAATTTGGTAGGTGAAAAGTTACTAGTACCAAAATATTGTGACCCATGGATTAAAGATAACTATTCCGATGCTTTCGATTTCATTCGATTAATTAAAAGTGAATCAAAAACTGCAGAAATCACTATTCAAAGCAATGCAAAAGCAATTTTTCAAGCAGTTGATGAATTAAAGAACCATATATATCTGGAAGACTCTACTAAAATACTTAGTGAAATAGCTGGCCTAAACACTAATATTGAATTAGCAACCTCGATATCAATGGCAAGATCTCAAGAAGAATTAACGAAATTTAAACCAAATAAGAATATAGAATTACAAAAATATAGTCAATTAACTATAATATTACATGCAATAAGAATTAAGATGATACTATTGTATAACAATCCAAATGACAAGAAGACAAGTGACGAAAATAGAGCACACTTCAATGCCCTCAATTCGATAAAAGTTAACAGGCTTGGGAATTCTTACCATGTGAAAATAAATGGAATGAAGATGTTTCAATTGCTGGTCAATAAGACGTTTTTCATTGTGTCATATGATAACATTGTGTCAATGAATTATTTAGTGTATTTCTCATATTTAACTACCATCATTGAGAGCAAGTTGAATATGAACTTAATACTTGGGATAGAAGAGTATTCAGATATGAATGCGTGTATACAGGCCATTAATGAGTACCATGAAAGCAAACCTGATTATAAAGATCAGATTACACTCATTTCATCATTAGAAAGTCTGTCATTATATATGATGGATCAATTGAGTGAGGAAAAAATGTCATCTCAGTTGTGTCTAGTGGATTGTCTTTCAGGATTGTCAGAGATCATAGGCTGTGAAACAGAGGTATTGTGGAAGAGCTTCTGTAAATCTAGTATATTAACTGGAGACCACCCAATAATTAGGATTATTAACACGATGAAACTTGTTCGTATTGATCATCTCGGAGATTTATCTTCTATACATAAATATCTGAGCATTGCTGAAATAGATTATCAAGCAGGTTGGTTGAAGTATCATAATCGAACAGCAGAGAGATTTAAGACCAGTAAGGAGAACATGTCCAAATTGATGTCCATTGTGAAGAGGGAATTCTGTAGAGGTTATGTCAAGAAGCATTCTTCTGCCCCTGCATTCAAGGAAGATAATCATGATACAAGAATGCTAACACAGAAAATAAATTCACAAGGCTACGAAGCGATGTTAGATTATGAAGAACTCAGACTCTGGGAAAACATCACACCATTTAATTGCTTACAGAGTAAAGTGTACAAAGAATCCACAATGAATCTTAAAGACACGGCATGTACCAAATTCGATTATGATGCAAATAATAATAATAGTATAAAAGAAATAGATGAATACCTGATGAGAGATAGTTTAGAAGTACCAGATTTGAGGGACTTGATTAAGAATTATAAACCACAAATGAAAAGAAAGGCAGTAGTTACGAACTCTCCGGATAGATTAAATGATACTATAAAGACCTGGTCAGAATCATCCCATAAGGGCAAAGTGACTCGATTAGTGGATAAAGAGAAAGAACAAAAACCAGAGGGAAGATTCTTTGGGATTGCGGAATATACAGTAAAACTCAGCTTAAGTAAATTAATGGCTGATGTTAAGCATGTTCTAAGTTATTATAAAGATCAGATTATGACACTAAATGACATGGAAAGAAAAGAATTATTATACGAATCAGCCCAAGAATTAAATGATAAGCAAACATATTCATTATTATTGGATATTTCAGGTCACAATCAATCGATGTCAATTGATAACTGTCAAGAGTTATTGGAATTCATAATGGGATTGTTTGGAATAGAAGGGTATGGAGAAACCTATAGATTATTTCGGGATCAAATAGTTGTCCAAGAGAATAGGGAGACTGGTCATTATTATGCGAGCACCGGGCAATATGGTGCAATTGAAGGTTGGATGAATCAATTGTGGGGGTTACAATCAGCAATGATTATGAGGTTGTTTGCTGAAGAATATAAGCTTGATATCATTCAAATACTGACGTATTCTGATGACATCAATACAATATTTAGGGTTAATGATCAGACAAAGCCAGATGATATATTTTTGTTGTCACAGAGAGAATACATGAAATTCGGCCAATTGACGAAAATTAAACAAACACAACTGTCTGCCACTAGATGTACAATGTTGAAACAACATTATATGAATGGAAAACATATGCCTACCACATTAAAGAAGTTACTATCTATCAGCATGTTCACTAGTACAAGTTACTATTCCGATCAAATAGAAATTGATGCAATTTCCGCTAGTACAAGTTCAGCTATGGATAATTGTAATGATATTATGAGTGTATTATATTTCAAGCACTTTTATGCACTACTATGTTCATACCATAACTATGCTGTAGACTTAGGTAGAAAAGAACTTAGTAAGGATTTACTATCAGCATTGCCTATTCAATTAAAGAATCATTTGGATTCCTTGAAAGTGATACAACCAATTAGGGTGTCTGATTTATTCAAGGACAAAGTAGTTCATTATGTTACTCTGGACAAGATAAGATATCGAATTAAAAGGATGAATAATGAACTCTTAATTCAACAGAATAATGAAAGATTTCGGCCTATTACTCCTGATAATCCAGTGGCGATGAAGATAATTAATGCAGTTGCAGAGGTAGAGAATAGAATTCAAGAGAGATCTAATATTCTAGAAACCATAACCAGACTGATGAATACAAATAACGGTATTAATACATTGAATTTATTGTGGTTGCTCAGATTATATTCACCTCAGAACATTGGAGGACTCGGTCTAATGACATTAGAGGAACAAAGTATATCTGGGCATTCAGATATGAGGGCAAAATGGCTAGAATTCTCACTTAAGCTAATTTATAGATTTGTTGATCAGAAGGAGGTTAGTTTTTGGGTGAAGTTTATACTGAAAACATATAATCCGGAATTGAATGGAAATCCTGAAGAATTGATTGCCTATCGTTATCCTCCGAATGAAACGTGTATGACATACAAAGATTATATAAAAGCAAGTATAATTGAAACACTAAATTCAAAATCATTTGTAAATACTATGATCAAATCATATATGGGTGCTTATAAGGACAAACACAAAGTTACTGAGTTCATAACTTTTCTATGGAAAAAGAGATTTAGTTATAGAATCACCAGAAAGTATTTGGATCTCTCTCATGTTGAACTGATAGGTACTTTCCTAAGTAAGTTTAATAACAGCAACACGATCATTAAGTATGCCTCCGATAGAAGACTGCTCATCCAAAAAATATTCAGATCGACTACAAATTCTGCATTCTTCTTTATGCAATATGAAGATTATAAGTTCCCCAATAACTTGATAGGGTCTTGTCCAGAAATGATACTAAATGAATTAAGGGCGCTAGCATTCAAGGACTTTGTTTTTGTGGATCCACCAGAGCCTACATATGATCACTTCTTGAAAAGACACCCCATCGGGAATTTAGTATCTACAACTTTACTCAGAAATATGATGATGGATGAAAAAGGTATGAAGAAGTATCATAAACCATTATACAACAAAGCGATCAAGCCTAAATATCAAACCAGATATGAAGAGATATCTATCATGCCGAATCCTGTTGAACACAGGATATTTGAACTTGTAAAGTATACTAAATGGTTAATTCATTCTTCAGAGTTGAATAATAATACGGGAGAACACTTTGATGATAAGATGAATACTGCAACAACAACTTGTAATGAATTACTTAGCTATTATACAATCCAAAGATACAAAGACATTGAGATGTATTGTATGGTACCATCAGGGGGTGAAATCTTCCACAGAACCGATAATAGGGGATTCAAAGCGGCTGCCGCATTACGGATCTTTCCAAGTGATTCAGGATCTGTGCAAATGAGCACTGGGAAGGCTTTCTCCATATTGACTAGTGGTGATGACAGCAACATTAATTATGATTATATGAGATGCAAGCTCGTTATGAAACATCTATTGTACAATAAATATTATGAGAAAGGTTTACTTGTGATAAATTACCATACCGGGCCATCTGAATCAATTATGGCAATGGACGTTCGTAGAAACTATATATTACGAACTCGGGATTATGAATCACCAATTAGAAGTGACTACGCTATAGATATTACGAGATTAGGTCAAAGAATAAGTACAGTCAGTCAACTATTATCAGAGGGTTATGATTACGATGAAATAAATACGAAAATGATTAATACATCCTTCACCTTGGAGAGTAATAACACAGAGGGAATATTAAGTCATATAATGAAATTATTATCTAATCAATTGAATTCCAAATATCTCTGTGGTCTTGAAGATATTAATAATCTAATGTGGGAAAGATTGTATGAACTATGTAGAAACACAGATCTATATACTGAAGATAAAGAGAAAGGAATCGATATGTTAAAAGAGTTGATTACAAAGAGATTGAATCGAGGACTTAGTACACTTTATGTCTATAAAGGAGATATTAGTCAAGCTATAACTAATAGATTGAGGTCATTAATTGATGAAGATATTTCAACTTTTGAAGCATACATCAAGAATCGTACATTATTAGAATTGGTGGCACAAAAGAAAAAGTTTGTTCAGAGATATTGTCAACTTTTGATCGAGTATGACTACTTGTCATATAATATAGTAAAAGTTGATGATAAAAGATATATTATCAATACAAATTTTACAGAAACTCAAGAAATAATGAATAGTGTGCTCAGTATGAATATACATAATGAGATAAGATATGTGTCCAAGAATAAAACGCTGAGAACAATCTTCCACTTCATAAATACTAATATGATAGTCAATGAAGTGGATGTCGCGGCTCATGTTAGCTGTAACAGATGGAACAAATTTGAATTCACAGGGGTCAAATTGAATGTAAATACAAAGAGTGTTGATTCAGAAGTATTCTTTAGTGAGAACTTGTTGCACTTTGACCAATCAGCTTCAGTAGGATACAATATATTCGAAACGGGGATTGGATCACTATTATGTGATAAGTCTATGTCGGGTTTACTAACGTGGTTTTCTAATAGTATAAAGAATAGGGCATCCATGGACTCATTTTACTCACCTACATATTCTGAATCTTATTATGCACAGTCAGGTGTGTTTAGAAAATTAAAAGAAATTATAGATTTCGAAAAGGAGAAGGTTCTGGATGCATGTGCTGGTAGAGGTGATGGACACTTGGCCTTGAAATATCAGGGTATTAATCATACATCAGTTACTAGAGGTGATCCTTATGATTTAATCAACAATATAACAGGGATTATCATTGATAATAATATAAATGTATTTGATTGGGAAACATTGACAAGATATATGGATCATACATTGTTCTATTTTGATCTATCATTCATAAAGGACACAGACAATCGAGAAGGAATCTTTCCAATAATTTATAACCTATTGAATAACAAAAAGAAAATATTAATGAGAATTAATTGGTTGCATGGATTAGATAAGACAATAAATGAATTTAATTATAAGCAAAAATGCTTAGCACTTCTACCAATAGTTGGTAGTTTTACTAGTGATCATATTTACATTTATATCAGTAAGTTAGATGATATAACAACGGATTCAGATTTGTTGAGGACAAGCGTAACATATTCAACTCTGATGATGAAAAGCTTAGATCCATTTTCCATTACACTGTCGACTGAAACAGAATTAGAGAGTGATCATGATCCAAAGCCAATTCTATTAGCATCAACAGAGCACATTGATCAATCAGTATTTATATCAGATGTTGAGAAATTAGTGGGGCAATCTGTAATAAACAGAGAAGTAGAAAATGTGAATGAGGAATTACTGATGGAAGCAGTGTTGTCTTTAGAGCATGATAATTATTATCTTCAAAGATATTTGCCTTGCTTATGTCTTCTGAATAATCAGAAAACGGTAAGTTACTCTTCTGATTTATGTTGCATAGTTCCGACAGAGTTATTTGGAATGAATAAGAAGACAATTAAGTATATAAAAATTGGTGATTTAGATGAATTAGTAGATATTATAGCTCTTTCAAAGACTCTGAGAAAAAAGAAAGCATTAATACCTATATCTAATTATTTGAAATATTGGGTAACATATCTTGCTTACATTAATTATAAGGATAAATCATCAAGCTTATGCATGATAGATATAAATGAAGATGTAAAGAAAGTGAATATCAAAATAACATCGCCAGGTGATAATCAGATAAAGAAGAGATATCTATTGAGACAGCACATCCTTTATTCCGTAATGAATGAACTTCCAGTACGAGAATCTTATATTGAGGCACAGCATTATTGTAGAATAAATAATATAGGTTTACTGGAATATAAAGCACTTTTTAGACAGTATAAGTTATACACGGTCCATTATAGCGAGTCCAATAAGTTCAATGAGATGAAAGAAACAATAATAAGGAAGAATAAGATACCATTCCCGAAGTACCTGAATAAAAGAACGGACACAGTGAGGAAAAGTAAAATGAAAGATAAAAATATTATTCTAGAAGAGCAATCATTATCCTTGAATGAGATACCAAACAACCTCCTAGATGATCACACCATGAAGTTTATTATGAATATGGCTGAGAATATGTTTAGTACTAATACATTCGGATCTAGACGGTTGATTCAGGCTTCTGATTTGGAGTTAGGAAAGTTACCCCAAAAAATAACCGAGATCGAAGAAAATAGTAGAAAACAGATGAATCAGATCTTGTCAGATAATTCTGAATCAGAAAAATTAAGATTATTGAATGAAAAGAATGCGGATAACCTAATGCTCACGAATATAATTGCTATTGATCCCTCAACATTATTTGAGAACAGGCCAGATTTACTGGATTATAGGGACGAGGAAGAGGAATATGTCGAAGAATATGGTGAAGGCGAGGAAGAGAGATACTTGTTACCGATGGAATTGGAAGAGGAATTAGCATATGTACGATCAGAGTTGGTTGAAGCAAATACAAGTGAGGAAGAAATAGGTAGAATATTGGACACTTTGAGGGCAAACAATGAAAAACTAAAGAAGGATTGGGCCGATATGTAAAATATAATGAATAGTGTAAATAACTTGATGATAACCAGATTAGACGGGTTTATATTAAACAATATTTAGTATAAATCAAATTTATG